CATTATTATGTCTTTAAGTAAGTTTTTAGAAAAAAGTATTTAGAAAAATCTTTAAAAAAATTCATTTAAAGATTATTTTCTGAAGTAACTTAAGAAAGTAGATCAGTTTTTATTTTTGATTTATTTTTTTCGCTTCTGTTCCAACTATCGCCGCCTGAGAGGAGAGCCGAAGGCATCAAGCTTTGCAGCGGGTTTATCTTTATGTATGTTTCTTTATGTATAAAAAACTACTCTTTAAGTGATTTTGCCAGAATAAGAAAAAATGAATAAGAATAATTACGAGATAAAAAACCTTTAAATAAGACTATTTAAAAAAGATCTAGAAATATTTATTTAAAGAAATAATAAAAAACCTTTAAAAAAATCTTTAAAAAAATCATTTAAAAAAATAATATCTACTATAGTTATATAATGAACCCTAAAAATAATAACTCCAAAAAAACCTCCTCTAAAAAATCTCTCTCCTCTTCTAAAAAAGAAATCAAAGTAGATCCTATATTTATTAAAGATTTTTCTCGTTGTGGTGGATGTACTAATTCTCTCAATAATTGTGTATGTTACGAAAATATATCTGACGATGCAATAGAACAGATAAACGAATATGAAGAAGAAAATAAAAGATTAAAGAAAGAATTAGAATTATTAAAAAAAGATAATAAAGAAAGCAATCAAAAAGATCAAGAAAAAAAAATAAAAGATTTAAATGATGAATTAAGACATTATAAAATGTTTTTTAAAGCATCTACAGACGAACAAGAGGAAATATTAAAAGAAATGGCAATTGTTTTAAATGTTAAATATAATAAAACGTGGTTAGGTAAAGGTAATATGGATTATGTAGATGACTTTAAAGAAGTAATTCAAGCCTTAAAAAATGAAAAAGAAGAATTAAAAGAAGAATTAGAATTATTAAAAAAAGATAATAAAGATCAAAAGAAAAAAATAAATGATCTAGAAAATGAATTAGATGAAAAGAAAGATAACTTTAATTATTCTGCATATAAAGATGAAAGAGACTATGAAAAAGATTATTTTGATTTAGTAAATAAATATAATGTTTTAGAAACTGATTATTTATTATTAAAAAATAAAACTGCTGATTATGATTATATTTTAGAAGATAATAATGAAATGAAAAAAATGAATGAAAAAAGAAAAGAAGAGAAAGAAGATTTAAGATTTAATCTTGGTTTTTTATTATTAAAATTAGAAGATCGCGATAGATTTGATGATTTTTCTAATAATTACTACTTATCAAAAATAAAAGAGTCAATAATAAAAAACTTTGATTACGAAATAGAAATAAAAAAGTTAGAAGCTAAAATAGAAGAAACTGATAATAATGAAAGAAAATGGGTGGCACATGCAATTAACAGCGATGAAGAAATAAAAGAGCTTAAAAAAGTATTAGATAAAAAAGAAGATTGGATTAATTACCTTATTGAAAAAAGAAATGAACTTAAGAAAGATTTAGAAAAAATAAATGAAGAACAAGAAGAAGAAATCAGAGAACTTAATAAAGAAATAGATGAAAATAAAGAAACATTTAAAAGTTGGGCTAAAGAAATAAAAGAATTAAAAGAAGAGAATATTAAAATAAAAGATGGATTGTTAAGTTATAGTCTAAAATATAAATGGCAAGAAGTAGACATTAAAAAACTTGAAATGAAAATAGAACATCTAAATAAACACTTTTCGAAATAAATAAGATCATGATTTTAAAATAATTAATTAATTATTTTAAAATATATTTTTTTACTCAATTAAAATATTTCTTTTTTTATATTGGCGTTTAGTTGTATTTATATTTGTATTATTTCCATTTTCATCTACAATAGCTTCTTTTTTTGCATGATATCTTAAGCGTGATTTTTCTAAAATATCTTTGTATCTTTCATTATTTTCTGCTTTTTGTTCTCTGTAGTATTGTTTGGCATATTCTTTATTGTAAAGTTTTTCTCTTTGGAGTTTTTCTTCGGGTGTTAAGTTTAAAGTCATTATATAATACATAGTAGAAAAAAATCTTTAAATGTTTTTTAAAAAATATTTCTTTATATAAAAATCTTTAAAAAAAATATTTAGAAAATGTTTTCTAGATTATAATATATAAAAATGTCTGATACTATTAATACAATGGCTTCTAAAAGTCAAACTGATGCTAAACTCGCAAATACCGCCGATTATTCTCATTATCAATTCGCTCAATTATACCATAAAATGAATAAGGATAAATATATTTATTCTATTAAGACTGGGTGGTATTCATACAATGAATTCAATATATTAGAAAATCATAAAGGAGAACCTATTTCTTTATTAAATGATGTTATTATATTTTCAACTAATTATATTAAAGATGAGATGATGCATTTATCCCCAGCCATTGAAGATTATAAGAAGGTCCATAATGAACTTTTCAAGGCTTTTTCCCGTGTATCTACCAGTACTTTCTCAAAAGGCATCACAACTTTGTTACCCATGTTATATCTTGATAAAGATATCGATGATAAGATCGATGCAAAAAAAGAACTTTTCGCATTTAAAAATACTGTTTTTGATATTAAAGAAGGAATATTTAGAGATATTGAAAAGAAAGATTATATACATAGAAATACTGGATATGATGCACCTGATTTAATTACTGACTATAAACTTATTGATGATCTATTATTTACTATCTTTGAAGATAAAGAAATATGCACCTATTTCTTGATGACAACGGCAATGAGTTTATTTACTAACAGATTCGAAAAGCTTTACATCTTAACTGGCAATGGAAGAAATGGAAAAGGCGTTTTATCTTCTCTTATCGCAAAAGCATTAGGTAATTATTATTTAACTGGTTCTAATGATTTATTAACTATAAAAGATGAATTAAAAAATGAAACTCTGTCTAAAGCAAAAGGGATCCGTTATTTGGCTATTTCTGAACCAGCCGAAGATAATGATAAAGAAACCAAGTTTAATATTTCTATGGTTAAAAAACTTACAGGTCGCGATGTGATTTCGACGAGAGGTTTATATCAATCATCATTTGAATATATCCCACAGTTTACCATGTTTATATCTTGTAATAAACAACCTAGAGTAGATGAAACGAATGAGGCGATTAAAAATCGTTTTAGATTTATTCATTTTCCTTTTACTTTTGTTGATAATCCTAAGAAAGAGTTTGAAAGACAAATAAATACTGAATTAAAAGACGATATTGACAGAGATAATGAATATAGAGATACCCTAGTTTGTTATCTTCTTCATTTAGTATCTCAGGATTTTGATACACAAAAAATAAAAGAGCCGACTAAATGCAAAGAATTCACAGATCTTTATTTTGAAGATAATAATGATGTTGGGAACTTCTTACAGAAATATTTTGAAATAACCAATGACGGAAAAGATAGATATAGACCAACGACACTTTTTGATTTATATAAACAAGATGGCGATTTCGTATATATGTCTCATGTTAAGTTTGCTGAAGGGTTGAAAGCTAATCATATTAAAAAAGTAAAAATCAACGGTGCTGTTTATTATACTGGATTGAAAAGAAAGATTGTAATAAATGAAGAAGATAATAATGAAGAAGATGACAAAAAAGCCGTAGATCAACCATCAAAGAATCCGTTAGACCTTTAATAATTCTTTTAAATAATATTATAAAATATTATTTAAAAATCACATAAAAAATATAATAAAGTCGCTCATCATCTAGGGGTTGTATGATGTGGTATATGCTGCTCTCCAAAATCTTTTTTTTATATACAATAATGCATACTATATATATACTTTATAAATATAACATATACTAACCCACCCCCAATTGACTCTTTCATTTTTTGTTACTTTTTAGCCTTTCTTGGACCTCCTAGGAGGTCCCCTTTTAAAGATTCCCATCAAAAATACTAGGAAATCTCCAATCACTTATAGATATTGGGAGAGTGCAGAGAGGGGAATAGACCAGAAAAAATAATCTAAATCATAATATATACAATGGATAAAGAAGAAATAGAAATAATTGAAGATACTCCGATGAACGACAGCAACATTAGGAATTACTTTCCCGACGCTCGTATATTAACATATAAAGAATTAAATGATATGGAATCCATCGAAGATCTCTTACCGATGCATAAAACATACGCGATCATGTTAGTAGAACAAGAACCAAAAAAAGGTCACTGGGTTTCATTAGATAGATTAGACGATACAATTAATTATTTTGATTCTTATGGTGGAGCTCCTGATGTAGCTATAAAGTATACTCCCGCTGAGAACCGCGAGATGTTAGGTCTAGAAGATAAACCGTTAACTAGACTATTAAAAGAATCAGGTCTCGTAGTTAAGTATAATCCCCATAAATATCAAGAGAAGGATTCAGATATAAAAACTTGCGGGCGTCATGTATGTAATAGAATTAAACAGATGCAACAAAATAAATCCCTACAACAGTACAAGGATTATATGGATTCTCTAAAAAAATCAAAAGGATTAAACTATGATGAAATAGTATCTTACTTTTTCCCCGATTAACCTCTCCCACAACCACTATTATTTTCTTTAAGGGGTATTTCATTTTCTTTAAGTGGTTTTATAGGTTCTTTAAGTGGTATTTCCTTTCCTTTAAGTGGTATATTATAAGTAGCAAAATGTAGAGCAACTTCTTCATCAGTCCACCCGATCCATAATCCATCTGGTGTCATAGGATTTCTCATTTTAATGCCAGCTTGTGTAATAATAGGAGGTAATTGAATAGTAGAAAACTTTCTAATAACTTTTATCATATATATATATATATTATATAATTAATAATGAATTAATAACCCATGTAAAAAATATAAAATAGCGTTTCAGTAAAAAATATATCTAAATAGTATTTATATGTCGCATAGTTTGTGTCAAGTTGAAGAACCTTATATTTTATTAGTAAAAGAATACGAAGAAACCCCAAAAACCGAAGATTTAACAGAAGTATTTGCTATTGTATATACAGTTGAATTGCCTAATTGGAAAGTTAAAGAAGAAACAGATGGTGTAGAATATGTATTTTTCACAGCATTTGATAAAGCATATAAAAGATTTAAATACGAAGGTCCTAATAGATCATTAATGAAACGTATATTTACCGATAATGAAGAACTTATTGAATTAGCTAGACGTAACGATATCATAGAATTACCACTTGAATCATTAAATATTCAAACAGCAACTGAAATCGAATCACCTAAAGATGATGGATCTTCGTTAGCAAAAATAACATAATTATATATTTTCTAAATAATAATATATAAATATGCCTTACATAATTAAAGAAGTTTCTGATGGTTATAAAGTATGTAAAGAGGATGATAAGTCCGAATGCTTTAGTAAAAAAGGATTACCATTAGCAAGAGCTAAAAGACAGATGACAGCTATTAATATTTCAGAACACAAACCTCTAGAAGGTAAAGGTACTCATAGAGAAAATATACTTGAAAAATATGAGTTACCAATCGATAAATCGTATTCATTAGAAGAATTATCAAAAGTAACATCTAAACCACTCGATGTATTACAAGAAGTTTATAATCGTGGAATAGGAGCATATAAAACTAATCCTACTTCGGTTAGAATGAAAGACTCTTATGAAAAAAATGTTGACGCACCTATGTCTAAAAAACTATCCAAGGAACAATGGGCTATGGCTAGAGTATATTCATTTTTAGATAATAATCCAGAACACGATGATGACTTACGTCTTGAAGGCGGTTTAAAACCTATAACTGCTCGAGTTGGTGGCAAAGTATTATTAAAAAAAAAGATTGTTAATGAATATTTTCCACCATCATCATCATATAATACTTATGTAGAACCATTTGTAGGTGGTGGATCTGTTTTCTTCTATAAAAATAAAGATAATCATAAAGAAGTTGTTAATGACTTAGATCCATCTGTATATGAATTATTTAAAGGCTTTCAAAAATATGCTAATAGTGATTTTGCAAGTGAAGTCAATGGTAATTATACTGAAGAAGACTTTGAAGATATTAAAAAATCCAAACCATCCAGTGATTATGATAAGTTTCTTAAAACATATTTACTTTATAAACTAAGTTATTTTGGTAAAGGTGAGCTATTCGGGAAACCTCGTATTAGTGCAAACTTTAATGGTTATGAAGAACGTCTTAAAAATACAGACATATTAAATAGAGACTATAAAGAAGTTATTAAAAAATATGATAGTCCAAAAACTTTCTTTTATTTAGATCCACCTGTTCGAGAACAAACAGGCAAGTTTAACTTTCCAGCTATTAATAGTATTGAATTAGCTGAAATATGTAAAAATATCAAAGGAAAGTTTTTATTATCTTTAGCTGATACATCAATTAGTAAAAAGTTATTTAGGGATTTTAATATTGTAACTGTACCTACAAAAAATATCGGTACAGTAAGCCATGGAGGTCAACTACATAAAACTAACGAATATTTAATTATGAATTATAAACCATCTATGGAAGGTGGTGGTAGTGATGGAATGGAAAAGTTTCACTTACAATTAGAAAAGAATAATATATCTCACGATCAATATATGAAAGCTGCAAGTAAAGCAGCTAAAAAAACAGGATATGATCCAACAATGATTCAAATGGCATCTGATGGAACCCATAAACTAGAATATACAACACCAGATGGTGATAAGGTACCATTTGGAAGAGTAGACTATAATGATTATATTATATATACACTATCAAAAAATGAAGATGCTGATAAACATAGGGATGCATATAGAGCAAGAGCAACAAAAATAAAAGGTGATTGGAAAGATAATAAATATAGTCCAAATAATCTAGCTATAAATATTCTCTGGTGAATTATATATGTTTCTATGTCAACTTGATGGAAAGTTATTTAATGATAATCATAAATCATTAATAATTACTTTAGAACAATTAAATCTACAAAATATTAAAAAAGAATTAGAAGTTGAAGTATGTACTAATTGTTATGGATTATGTAATATTAAATATACTTTATTACCAAATAACAACTACTTAGTTGAACCTAAAGAAAAAATAAAAATATATAAAATATCATCTATAACTTTTGAAAATAAAAACTTAAAAGATATAGAAAAATCAGAAAAACAAAATATTAATGAAATATTAACAATTATGAAAAAAAACATACGTAAGAACAGTAAAAAATCATAGTTTATTTTACAGTAAAAAATATCTAATAAATATTATATGAGTTCAGTTGATTTTATTCAAAATATTTCTAATGAATTAAAAGAACAAAAAAACGTGTCAGATGGTACAGTCCAAGTTTACCTTAGAAATCTTAAAAAACTTAATAATGATGAACCTTTAAAGAATTATAACTTTTTAAAGAATTCCGAAAGTATCATTGAAAAGCTTTCTAAGTATAAAGAAAATACAAAAAGAAACTTCTTAATCTCTGTTGTATCTGTATTATCCTTATCCAAAAAACCAATGATGAAAAAGTTACATGATAAATATTATAACTTAATGATGAAAAAAAATGAAGATATCAAAAAAGATACTAAACCAAATGAATTATCTGAAACACAAGAAAAGAATTGGATGAGCTGGAAAGATGTAGAAGATAAATATAAAAAACTTGAAGGTCAAATAGATCTATTTATGACTAAAAAAGATCTTTCTGAAGCTGAATACAATGCTTTATTATCTTATACTATTATGTCACTCTACTATCATCAAGCTCCTAGAAGAAATAAAGACTTTCAAGTAATGTTATTAACTAATAACTATAATATCGATTTACCTAAAGATCGTAATTATCTTGATTTAGAAAATAAAAGTTTCATCTTTAATAATTATAAGACAGCTTCTAAATATGGAACACAACATGTAGCCATCTCTGATGATTTATGGAATGCCCTCCTAAAATATTTTAAATACCATCCAAAACTTTCTATTACTAAAAAAGGAGTATCTACTAAAACTCTTGAATATTTCTTAGTATACAAAAATAATGCACCTTTAGATAAGGTAAATAGTATTACAAGAATACTTAATAAAGTATTTGATAAAGCTATTGGATCATCAATGCTACGTCATATTTATCTAACTGGAAAATATGGCGAAGTTTTAGAAAATCAAAAGAAAGATGCCTCAGATATGGCTCATAGTGAAGCTATGCAAAAAGACTACATAAAGAAGCCTAAGCCTATTATAGTATCTCTTTAAGTAAAGACTTATCAAAATAATGAGTCATTTGACCGAAGTTATTAATCTTACAAGTAATCAGATTATTTTTAATATCATCGAGAAACTGTTTCTGATTATATCTATAAGAAAACCATTTCAATGATAATATAGATGGATTATTTATTATATCTTCTGGTGTTTTAGTAACATACCATAATATATATATATTTTTTTTATTTATTATATTCTTAAACTTAGCAGAAGAACAAGCAAAAATAGGATTAGGATAATTACGTTGGAATACACCTTTAATCTCAATAGAATAATCATCTCCTTCAAAATCCCATGAATTAAAATATTGTTTCTTTGATTTTACTGTTGTACTTCTAGGAATATAAGGAATACTTGTATAAACAGGTAAAAGATGTTCTTCAAATAATCTTTCGACTATCTCACCTGCTTCATTATTAATTGGAACAGTTCTTGTATATGGTTTTAAGTATGTCATATATAATTATAGTAAGAATATATATTTTTACTATACTAAATATTTTTTTATATATTTTTTATTTTTCATCTTCGAGGTCATCAAAAGTAAATAGATCTTTTTCTGTCATAATACACATTGGATAGGTTTTGAATATAGTAGCCCATCTTGTTTTCATCTTCTTTATCTTCTTCATTTCTTTAGAGTCTAGTCCAGCATAACTTTCTAAAAAATATTTAGTACCACGTCCTCCTCCAGCATGAGGAAAATAAGTAATACTATGACACTCGTTTAAAATACGTCTAGTTTCCCTTCCATTTGAGGGCAAATGATTTGTTAAAATACAATCAACATGAAAATGGCGTCCTATTTCAAGAATACCATTTAATACATCATAAACTGCTGCTTTAATATCCTTCTCTTTTATAACATCAATATCATCAAAAATAACTAATGAATCTTTAAACATCTCGGTTTCTAGAGGTTCTTTAACTAATAAATCATCAATAATAATTCTTTTAGGTTTAATATCATCTAAACTTTCATCATCTTTTAATGATGAAAATAAATAAACTTTACTATCTTTATGTTTAAGCTTCCATTGTTTAATATATTGTTTAGAATAGAAACTCTTACCAGAACCAGATGGACCAAAAATATATAATATCTGACGTTCTGTCTCAGGATCTGGTATTTGTTGGAACTTTCCATCATCGGGAATATGTATTACATCAAAGTTTTTAGTTATCTCATCTTTATCTTCATCCGTAATAGATACTATTTTTCCATTAAACTTTCCTTTATCTATTTTGGCTAATGTTTTACCAACTTTTTCTATATTGAAGGGCATATATATTTACCTACAAATAAAATATTTTTATAGTTAAAATCTTTACTTACGTTTTTTGGGTTTTAAATCAGGTAACTTAAACTGATCTTCTTTCTCTTCGGGTATCATACCATTAGAAGCTAGTTCAACTTTTTTATATGGATCATTCTTTTCGTCAATAGCAACTTTTTTTAACTTCATTAAAGCTTTTGATTTTTTACCAGAACCTTCAACAGTAGCAATAGGTCCTTGTAATAAACTAATATCAGCACCTCTTGCATTTGTTTCAGGATGTAATACACTATTTTGTTTAGCTAATAATGCTTCAAATGTGTATTTAGAAGAAGCATCTTGAGCTAAGAAAGGATTTAAGTTTCCAAGAGGTGTATCGTGAGAATGATTATTTTTGATTTGCCAGTTTCTATTCATATTAATCATATCATTATTAATCTTTTGATCGTCTGATATTGGTCTTTGCATAGAGTTATATTGTTGTTTAGGATTTGCTAATAAATCAGCAAGTGGTTTACCAGAACCACTACCAGTTTCAGGAGGTCCTCCTTCAGGTCCTCCTTCAGGTGCTGCTGCAGGTGCTGCTTCAGGTGCTGCTTCAGGTACGACATTACCAGCTATATCAACACGTTTGGTTACTTCTACAGGCATTGCAGCTTTTTCAGCAGGTGATTGTAATTCTCTTTCTAATCTACGTATTCTACCTATCATTTCAGTATATTCGTCTTGATTTTCTGGTTCTACACGATTTATATCGAATTCAAAAGTTTCCTCATCTATATATTCTGGTACACTTTCAAATGCAGCTAAACGTTTTTTCAACTTTTCTAATTCTTTTCTTTTTGTTACTTCACCTTTAGGTTTATATTGATCTGTATATTTTGGAAACTTGGAGAAATCAATTACTGGTTGGTATGCTGCGTCTAATCCAGCTAATATTTCATCTAAAGATACTGTTACTTCTGGATTTACTTTAACATCAGTTACTTTGGCTTTTCTTTTAGCTTTAGCATTTTTTATTTCTGCCTCAGCTTTTGCAATAGCTTTATCAACATCTTCGTTAGCTCGTTTAATAGTATCAGCTACACCAGATCTTATACTTTCTGGAATTAAACTTAATGTAGGTCTTAAACTTGCTGAATATTTTTCCTTTTTAGCTTTAAGTTCAGCAACTTTCATTTCTAATAGTACAATATAACCAGTAAAATCAAAAATATCAAGATCATCAGATAATCCAGTATAATCCATTTCACCCTCTTTATATGCTTTAATATCTATCATTTTAAAAGGAGGTGATTGATCGATAATAGTTACTAAGTTTATAACCATATTTAACATACCAGAAAGTTGAGTATCATGTACTTGAGATAATTGAAAAATCATATGTTTTAAAGGCTCTATTAATCCTTTTAATACTTGAGATAAATACATAACAGTACTATTATTATTAGATCTTCTTGTTCCAAACTTACTATTTTGAGGATCAATAAGTTCTATTACACTTCTAACAATTCCATTATAATTAGTTACAACTCTTAAAATAGCAGCTACAGCTTCATCAGAGTTCTTTGAATTGGATTTAGCTTTTTCTTCTCCTAATCTATTTGGCGGGGCAGACATATATATATATATACTTATATTATTATTTTAATATTAACTAAAATATTTAGTTTGATTTTTCCCAGAAAAAATCTCTAGTAATTATATATATGGAGAGTACTTTACCCTTTTTAAATATGAGATACTTATTATTTCTTAAAAAACTTGGATTTTTACCTAAAATATTTTATGATATTGGATCATCTAATAAATGTTGGACGCTCGTTATGTCTAGTATATTTCCAGCAATAAGATCTTATACTTTTGATGCTTATAGTCCTTTTGATGCAGAGTTTCCTATCTGTTTATATAATGAAGATAATGTTGAAGTAAAGTTATATAATCATGATGAAAATATTAAATCGGTATATTTACTAACTGACGAACAAAATGATAATTATCAAGTATTAAATAGTGTTAAACTAGATACTTTTGTTAAAGATAAATCATTAGAAAATCCAGATATAATAAAGATTAACTGTTGTGGTTCTGAGAAAAATATTATTGAAGGAGGTATTGAAACTATTTTAAAAACAAAATATTTAATAGTTACTTTAAATAATTATGAGATATTTACAGATGCACCAACAGCTAAAATAACTGGACCTTATATTGAAAGTTTAGGATTCGAAATGGTTAATGCTTTAGATAATTCAGGATTAGGTTTAGTAGATTATGTATTTAAAAATAAAAATATCTAACTTATATATATATAAATGCCTTATTACAGTCAAGATATGATAGGTGGTGCTATGAACGCATCGCATATTTATTATAATATTAATATATCAAATGATTTTTCTGGATATGATGTTGATTCTAATGGTAATATAATTCAAGTGAATACTAATGATAAAGAATTACAATTAGTATTTAATCAATCAAGAGCTCAACCATATTTAATTAATCCATCTAAATATTTTTTATCAGTCCAACGTTTTACCATCGAGAGTCCCAACTTACCTGTATTCATATGCCAACCTGTTGTAGGTCAAGCTAATGTTAACCGTTCAATATATCAAATATCTATGCAACGAGAATCAGATGGAGCAACAGTATATGATGAAATCATATGGCAACCAGATGATTTAACAGTACCAGTTCCAAGTGGTCCTGTAACTAATAGTTGGCAAACTAATAAATATTATTATTGTTATTCTTACCAACATTTTATTGATTTAATTAATAATCTTTTTGAATCGTATCGTGTTAGTGGATTTATTACTGGTACAGCTCCTTATATGTATTTTGATACTAAAACACATCTATTTACTATTGGAGGTAATGCTACTTTATATAGAACCGATACTGAAGGTGCTTATTTAGGTACTGGTTCTGGTTATAAAATATATTTTAATATAGAATTATATAATCTATTCTCATCATTAAAAGCAATATATAAAGGTACTACAGGTCCAGTAGTTGGAGCTGATTATCAATTAATTATGGATACTGGATCTAATACAGCATATGCATCACTACAAAAATATATAATTAATACTTATACTAATCCTAGAAATAATTCAACTGGTGGTGTTGATACAAATGATGTAATTAATACTCAAGAATATTCAACTTTACCATTATGGACTCCAATTAAAAATATAGTATTTAGAACTAGTTTATTAAACACAGCACCTGATATAGTTGGAACACCTATAGTATACGAACAAGGTGACTTAAATATTAATAGTGGTAAATCAAATACTGATATATTAAATATTATGATAGATCATACAGTACCAATGACAATAGGAACAGAATACAGACCTTATATTTTTTTTGAACCAATTGGTGAATTCAGATTAGTAGAATTATATGGTAATCAACCTATTAATTCAATGGATATAGCCGTATTTTGGAAAGACTCATTTGGTAATCTCATTCCATTTGTTCTTGATATCGGTGCTTCTGCCACTATTAAACTTTTATTCAGAAAAAAAACTTTTAACTCAGATAAGATTTAGACTTTAAGTCTATAGATGTAATTATACTTTTTTTTAAAAAAAGTATAACACATCTTAAAAAAATATAATATCTATTTATATATATATAATGTCAAATAGATACGATAAAAACAAAGATCCTTCCCAAAAATATTATAATATTCTTGTAAAAAATAATAATACTGGTTATGATGAAGCTGGAAATGCAATAAGTACAACAGGTGCTGTAACATTAGCATTCGAACAGACAAGAACAATCCCTTATATTTATCGTCCTAAAGATTTCTTTATGTCTGTAGTTGCTTTTGAAATGGATACTCAATCAGTACCCGTATTCATTGCTGATCCTATTGTAGGCGAAACTAATGTTAATAAACTTGTATATACAATTACAATGGAATATTCACCATCCTCTGTTGGAGTTCATACAGTAGTACAACGAAATGTTATATGGTTCCCCGAAGATGCATCAGCTACAGTACCATCTGGAATTGTACCTGATGATTATAATATGAATCCTTATTATTATGCTTATACTTATCAACATCTTATAAACGTAGTTAATAAAACAATACAAGATATATGGGTTGCAATTGGGTCTCCTGTTGCATCTGGTAATAACACATCTATATTTCTAACTTTAGAAAATAATATGGTTGTATTACATGCAAATAATCAATTATGTAGAACTAATTCATTAGGTGTACCAGTTAATTCAACAGGTGTAGCTTCAGGACAGTTCGTAAAGCTCTATTTTAACTCTGAATTATTTAATCTATTTTCATCATTAGAGGCTATTAAACAACCACAACCACTAGGATTTTTAACACCAACAGCATCATATTTAAATACTAATTATCAATTAATATTTTCTAGAAATACTTCTTGTAAAAATGAAGAAACTGTACGTACAAACTTTTCAACAGTACCTCCTGGTAGTTCGCATGTAATGATTACTAATAGTTCTGAATATTCTCCTTTACCTTATTGGAATCCTGTTGATAAAATAGTATTTACTACAGCTCAATTACCAGTAGTACCTCAATTAATCGCAGCAGCAAGTAATTATTATTCTAATACTCAAAATGCATCTACAAATGCTGATACCCAATATATATTATGTGATTTCTCAGCACAACTCACAACGGGAACTGAATATAAACCAAATATATCGTATGTACCTCCTGCTGAATATGTACTAAATGAATTATATGGTGAAAAAGAAGTATATTCTATCTCTATATTTGTATACTGGAAGGACAAGTTCGGTGACTTACACCCATTTATTTTAGAACCAGGAGGAACAGCATTATTAAAAATAATGTTTAGAAAGAAAGAGTTTTATTTTAATTAAAATATTATATCTATAATAATATATATAATATGCCAAAATATAAAGCTAAAAAGTTTGATAAGAATAAATATAATAGAAGACAACGATATTATATAATTAATAATAATTCTGATTTATCCCACATCTATTACAGTCTTAATATTTTTAATAATAATACAGGATTTGATAAAACTGGTAATGCTATACCTATTAGATCTTCACAACCTTGTATATTTAATCAGATGAGAGAGCAAGCATTTCTAGATAATCCTTCTGATTATGCTATTACTTTTGTAAAGTTTAGCTTGGATTCTAATTCATTTCCAAATCAAATAGTACAACCTATAGCAGGTAAAGTTATTAATATCGATGATACTTATGATACTGTATTTTCAATAGGTTTAGGAGCAAATCCAACTATGACACCTATTACATGGAAACCTGCGGACACTGAAATACAACCACCTACATCAGGACCTGAATTACTTACTGTATCAATGATATCTGATGAATATTTTTGGAACTATTCATATCAATATTTTATAGATAGAGTAAATGAAATATTGGTTACGTTAGCAACTTTAAATGGAGAAGCTGCACCATATTTTAAATATGATTCATCTACTGGATTAATAAGCTTATATTGTGTATCTATTACAAAAATATATTTAAACGAACAACTATACAATCTATTCTCTGGATTTCAATATAAATATCAATATATAAATAATACTCCACTATATGAACTTATACCATCTATAGTTTATAGAACTGGTAATATAGTATACTATAATTATTATGCTAACCGTGTATCTTTTAGTACAGCACCTCCTACAGTAGATAGTATAAATAATTATTTAGTAACTACTCAATCATATAAATCAACTCAATTATGGAATCCTGCAGTATCACTTGTCTTTACATCGAAAACTTTAGGTGTAGTATCTGATGATATATCTCAACCATATATTTATGGTATTAATCCTAATAAAGAGTCTAATAATTCAAATATATCTATTAGTATCTTTGAATATTTATTAAGCAGAAGAGCCGACCCAACTATTAATGATTTAGACTTTAATTATTTATTTAAGGATTTATTAAGTAATGAGCCTCAAAAAGATTTAGTTATAGAAATATTCTGGAAGGATGATTTTGGTAACTTACATCCATTTTATATAGAATCTGGATCAAACTGTAGTATAAAACTTTTATTTAGAAAAGATAACTTTGAAACCGAATAAACGATTAGTAAAAATATTCCAGTAAAATATTTTAATTATAATATATTAAAAATATTTTATTTTCTATTTGTATATATATATGTCCGCAGATTTTGAAAAAGTTTTAGTTAAAGATCCTCGTCTCGATGTTACTGATGCTATTAAATACGCAGTTATCAAAGGAGGTCAAAACATTACAATGTCTAGATTCCAAGCTGTATCAGCATCCAGTTCTCAATTAGTCTTTAATATTCAAGTTCCTTCAGAACAAACTATCATCGATAGACGTGTTTTACTCGAAGCTCAATTAAAAGTAGTCGTTACTACAGCTGACCCTACTGGAGGCGTCGGTGGTTTAGCTAATAGTAAAGTATGTTATGGTGTAAATGCTGCACTTGCTTCATTTCCTCTCCATCAATGCATGGATACTCTTTCTGCTACTATTAACAACAATACCGTAACTTGTAATATTAAAGATGTATTACCTGTCATTTTAAGATTACTTGATGATGATGATCTTATTTATCACAATGGTTCTTCCCCTGCATTTAATGATATTGTAGGTTTATATTATAATCAAGAAAATGTCGATGATTTTAGTTTCTTATCTAATTCAAATACTTCTATATGGGGTGTAACAGATCAAAAACGCTTTCACAGAGGCGCTTTTCCTATCGAACAAAAACTTGAAGCTTGGACTAATGGTACTACTGCAACTTTAACATACAAAGTAACTGAACCTCTCTTATTATCTCCTTTCATGTTTTCTAGAACCAAAGCTAATAACCAAGGTTTTTACGGGATCCAAAATATGAATATAGTAGCTAACTTAAATAACGGAGCAAGAGCCTTCAGAGGTCCTACAGCAGGTGCATCAACATTTTTACAACCATCTGGTACTGGAAGTGCTACTCATGGTATTACTGCTGTATCAGTTAACTTCTATGATCCCAAACCCTTTTTATTATTTACCTTCTTAACTCCCCATCCTTCTGATTTAATGCCTGCTCGTAATATCTGCCCCTACTATGAATTACCTAGATATATTAACGGTAGTCAAAAAGGTTGTCTTGCTGGTGTAGTTACTAATGGTGCTTTAGCTCCCACTTCTTATCCCTTAAACTTTAATGCAATACAATTAAATCAAATCCCTGATAAACTTATATTATTTGCACGTGTAAAATCATCTGCTGCTAATGGTTGGGGTCTTGCTGATGTAGCATTACCTATTTCTCGTATTTCTATTAACTTCAATAACAATAGTGGCATCCTTGCCAGTTGCAGCACTCAACAGCTCTGGGAAATGAGTAAAAACAATGGTGCTAATACATCTTGGCCCGAATTCTGTGGTTGGGGAACATCTGTAAATAATCAAGGTGATGGTCCGTTAGTTGATTCTGTACCCTTATCTGGTTCTTACTTAGTACTTGAATTCGGTAAAGATATCCAATTAACTGAAGACTTCTATGCTGCAGGCTCTCTTGGAAACTTCAATCTTCAATGCGATATCGTTGCAGCAAATAACACTAAATATGCTATTGCAGATGGTGATGTTGAATTAGTATGTATTACAATGAACTCAGGAGTATTCGTATGCGAACGCGGCACCTCTGCGACTTACACAGGAATTCTCACTAAGCAAGATGTTCTTGAATGTTCCGCACAAGAATACTACACACACGATGACGTAAAACGCATGGTAGGTGGTGGCTTCTGGGATTCTATTAAATCTGGTGTATCTAGCTTAGCCAAGAAAGGAATGAAAATGGGTAAAGAACATCTTGCAAAACATGGTAAATCTTACATGCAACAAGGTTTAAAGATGGCTGCAAATACTGGTAAAAAACTATTAAAGAAATACACAGCACCTGAACCCGAAGAAGAAGAAGAATAATAAATAAATATAAATAACTCTAAAAATAATATATTATATATAAAAAATATCTATATATAATATATAATGCCGTATGATAACGAATATAATAAAAAGTTAGCAAGAGAAATAGACTATGCTAATCGTAAATATATCGCTCATTGTAGTTCTACAGGTCAAGGTACACCAGATTATAGATCAAACGTACCTGGTATATCTGGTTCTGGAACTGGAGGAGAAGCAACATTTTGTGGTACTGGTGCTGGTGATATTGGATGTGGAGGACAAGGTATCTTAGGATTACAAACAGGATCATTATTAGGTGGACCTAAAGTAAAAGAACTATCTCGTAGAGCTATATCATCATTTTCATCATTAGGAGCTAGTTTAACATTAGTACGTGATAGATCTATTAATTCTGGTCCTTTAGTTAGTGGTAAAGCTGGAGTTGGATTACCTCAAGCAGCTCCTCAAGCAGCTCCTCAAGCAGCTCCTCAACCTGATGCAGCCCCTGTAGCAGCACCTCCTCCTCCTCCTGAAGTAGGTGCAGGTGGTGATGGTGTCCCTGGAATTAAACCTTATAAAGGAGTCCCTGGCTTATTCAATAAATCCAAATACTCTTCTTTAAATAGTGGTCCTGTACCTGCATCTGGTAAATATTTTGTAGCTGGTAGATATGCATCAGTACGTGACTTAGGTGATTTTTCTAGTACTGGTTATGGTGCTGGAGCTTGCTGCGAATCTTGTGATTGTGATTGTGATGGTTCTGAAGAAGAATCAGAAGTAGTAGTTAAAGTTGGTGGTAGTGCGTTTGAAAGAACTGGATATGGAATGGGACCTGGTTGTGGTACTTGTGGCACTGGTATGGATCAAAAAAAAAACAATAATGAATTAAATCCGAAGGAGGCGACCATCGTAAAACAATTAGAAAAAAACCCTATTGATGAGCTTGTAGATAAAACTAGTCATTCTCAGTTTAATAAAAATATGATGAAAGCTATTAAAAATAAATCACCTAAAGAATTAAAAGACTTAGCTAAGAAATCAAAAGATGCACTCAAAAACTTAAATAAGATGGTTCCAAATAAAGAATCTAGAAAAGATATTGAAAAAGCTTTTGATGATTCAGTTGGTGAAGGTGGTTTAGATGAAGAACCACTAAAATCTAGACCACCTCCTATGGAAAATACAGAAATAATTACAGAATATGTTAAACCTCCACTAAAATCTAGACCACCTCCTATGGAAAATACAGAACTAATTACAGAATATATTGAACCATCAGATAGTAAACATAAAACACTCATTGCAAAATCAGAATTAGATGATATTGGTGACGGTGGTGCTAGAGGTTTTAGAGTACCTAGAGCGGCTAGAGCAGCCAAAGCACCTAGAGCACCTAGAGCAGCTAGACCACCCAGAGCAGCCAGACCACCTAGAGCACAACCACCACCTGGAGGAAAACCACCTGCAGGAGCACCACCTGGAGGAAAACCACCTGCAGGAGCACCACCTAAAGGAGCACCTGGAGGAAAACCACCTAAAGGAGCACCTTCTAAAGCACCATTAACTAGAGCAGCTAAAGCACCTAAAGGAGCTAAAGGACCCAAAGGAGCACCTGGACCTAAAGGAGCACCTGGACCTAAAGGAGCACCACCAGGAAAACCTCCAGCTACTACAGCTCCTCCTGGTGGTAAACCACCTGCTGCTACAGCTCCTCCTGGTGGTAAACCACCTGCTGCTGCAGCTCCTCCTGGTGGTAAACCACCTGCTGCAGCTCCTCCTGCTACTAAACCACCTGCTGCAGCCGCCCCTCCTGCTGCTAAACCACCTGCTGCAGCTCCTCCTGCTGCTAAACCAACTGCCCCAGGCAAACCTGGAGCTCCTGCACCACCCCCTGCAGCAGCTGCTGTACCTGGTGCTCCTTCATGGTTAAAAACTACATCTAAAGTACTTGATGTAGCTCAAAAAGCATTAACTACTGTAATGTTAGGTAAACAAGCTTATGATATGTTCTCAAAAACACCTGTCGACGATTTTGAAGAAGAGTTTGGTGATGAATATGGTGATGTAAGTGATTTAAGTACTGAAGAACTAATTGCTATGTTATCTGGACCCCCTAATAATCTCTCACCTGAAGAAATACAAGATCTATTAAAAGAAAGTCAAGGAGCTACTACAGTTTCAACTGGTGCAACATCTGGACCATCTGCATCTATTAAAGTAAAAGCTAAAGAAGCCAATACAGCAATAAAAGGTAAAGAGAAAGCACCAAAAATATTAGCTGAAGGTCAAAAACCTTGTCCTGCTCCTATGAATGCAGTAGCTGATTTCTCTGAAGGTATCGCCAAAGAAGCATTACCTGTAAGAAAACAAGATAACTATTTTGGATCTGGTTCTAAAAGAAGAAGTAATAAAAAAGTAGATGCATCTAAACTACAATCAAACCCAAATATTAATGAAGCAATACCAGCAACAAAAGGAATACAAACAAAAGTAGTACCTAAAGCTCAAATGCAATCTAGTACAATGTCAGGAATGGGAGCAGAACCTATAAAACCTGCAAGAAGAGGACGTAGAAAAGTAGATCCTTCTAAGTTACAATCCAACCCAAATATTAATGAAGCATTACCAGCAACAAAAGGAATACAAACAAAAGTAGTACCTAAAGCTCAAATGCAATCTAGTACAATGTCTGGAATGGGTAAAGTAAAAAAACCAAATAAAAGAGCTGAAATAGTAAAAAAGATAATGAAAGAAAAAGGATTAAAAATGATAGAGGCTTCAAAATATGTAAAAGAAAATAACTTATATTAAAATAATATATATATGTATAAAAATAAATCCTACATATATATATAATGGACGATAGAGAAATAGCAAAAATAATGAGAAAACGTAATCTTACTTATGTAAAACATCTCAAAAAAACTCAACCTCATTTAGAAAAACACGATCATTTAGAAAAATATGACCGTTTAGAAGGTGGTATTTGGAATGCTGTAGCTGCAGCTGCACGTATTGCAGCAAGAGCTGCTCTAAAAGCTACGAGAACTGCTGCAAGATTAGCAGCAAAAGGTGCAAAAGCTGCAGCAAGAGCTGCAGTAAAAGGTACAAGAGCTGCGGCAAGTGCTGCCGCAAAAGCAGCAAAAGCTGCTGCAAGAGCTGCAGCACAAGGGGCAAGAAGTGCTGCAAGAGGTATAGTAGCTAATATTGACACTATTGCGACTGTTGCTGAAATAGCACAAAGAGGATACAATATATCACAAATATTAAAAGGAAAACAAAGAAGAGGAGAACCAATAACTGAAACAGAATGGGAAGATTTAGATGATAACCAAAAAGTAGAGATTGATTATCAAAGATGGGCTAGAGGATTAAATAAAGAACAATATGGTTTATTTATGCAACGTGGTGGAACTATACAAGCTGCTATGGAAGTTGTAAGATTAATGCAAGCAGGAGTAGATCCTGATGATTGGGTAGGAAAGACAATAGATGATAGAATAGAAAGTATTATAGATGTAATAGAAGAAATAGATAATATAGATCCTGAAGATGATGACGAATGTCAAGATATACTAGATACAGATCCTAGATCTCAAAACTCTCGATTATTTAATGAACTCTGGTCGATATTTGATATGGGTATAATGGAAGCTATAAATGAACCAAAAATAGAAGCAATGCAACGAGAATATTATGATGATTGTGTTAAAAGGAAAAGAGAACAATACGCCGCTACAAGAGCAGCACAGATGGCACAACTTGGTCTAGGTCCTAATGATAGTATTGATATGGATGATTTATCCACTAGAGCGTACGTCGCAAATACACTAGCTGCACGAATGCCTGTATTTAAACAAGCACTTGAATTAGATGGATTTAGAGCAGCAAGTGGATTACCGCCAATAAAATCAGATGGTTCAAACTTAAACGATCAACAAACTATTGATAATGATAATTGTGAAAGAATAGCTATTTACTTTATTACAAATCAAACTACTGAATATGCTGGTGTTTATTGGATTGAAGACTTACTTAAAAATGACCCTTCTATAGTTGATAGAGCTATAGCTAAAATACCATATTATGCTTCCTTTGCTTCTACTAATCCTGAAGTAGTTGCTTTTAGAGAGGAATACACAAGACCAATTATACCATTAACTCCACAAGAACAAGGTACAAATGATTATATAGATGCTTTAACAGAAGACGATGCTTTCGATTCAAATAAATGGTATAGACCAATGGATAAAATAATATGGAAGAAAAAATATTACGATAATATAGTAGAACAAAGACCAGGTCACGATTCTCCTGATGGTATGGAAAAAGACGCACAAGGTAACTATAAACTTACAAGAAGAGCAGAGGAATCGTATACTCCACCTACAAAAGATATACCCAATCCAGACTTTGGTAAAGGTAACTTTCCAAATGTTGATTTACGACAAACCATAACTGTTATAGATTACGATAAAATAAAAGAACTAGGATATACAATCCAGGGTAGACCAATTACAAAAGAAAATCCAGGGTATTGGCAATCTAATACGGGTCAAAGTGGATATTTGAGAGATAAAGAAGTACCTACTGAAAGAAAATGGGTAGAACTGACATATACAGAACCAAAAATAAATAAAGCAGGTATGAGAAAAGCTAATAGACTGGATTTTTGGATTGAAGATGTAGCTGGATCTGCAATAAATGAAGCAACTGAGAATACACTAAGATTTGATGAAAAAGAAAAAGCTCAAGGTGTAAAAGATGTATTTGATCCTACAAAAGATTATAAAGTAGGTGACAAAGTACGATATCAATTCAAAGTTTTCGAATGTCAAATAGATCAAAAAGCAGGAGAAGATAAACCAGACCCAGCTAAATGGGATGAATTATCATTATTTGATGATGAAGATTACGATGCACTAGAAAAACTTGGTTCTGCTACAGAATGGGTTGATTGGAAAATATATCCAATAGGTTCATTCGTAAAATATTCTCCTATTCCTGATTCAATATGGGTAAGAATAAAAGATGGTCCTCCTGAAAAAGACAAAGATGATGAAGATGATGAAGATGATGAAGATGAAGATTTATCACAATATAAACCAGGTTTAAAACCAGATGGACCTGAAAAAGTTTGGGAACAAGTAATAATTAATAATGCTGATATATTAGATATCACAACTAATCCAGGTAAAAAATGGAATGATACAACTGAATATAAAGAAGGTGCTGTAGTATTCTGGGATGTGGATTTAAAATCTTATAAAGCTCTTAAAGATTCAAAAGGAATAAGACCAGATAATGGAACTTATTGGGTACAATTAAAAACTTTTAATCTTCCTGATGAATTAGCTAAAACATTAAAAATAGAACAAAGAGCAGCTATATTTGCTAGTGCTGTCAGTGTAGCAAAAGCTTATGATCCTGATGATAAATACCCACTACATAGTATTGTATCTGGCTTCGATGGTAACTATTATGAATTAATAGCAGAGAAAAAAAATAAAGCTGGTGAAGTAGTAGCACCACCAATACCACCTAATCCAAAATATTGGAAACTTGTATCTGATGGTGTTACTGTATTTGACCCTACTAACAAATATAAACAATATGATTTTGTACTATATGAAAAAGTATATTATATTTGTATTAATAAAAATACACCTATAGGAACACCACCAGTAATTAAAGATGCCGAAGGTAAAAATACTACTAATACACAATATTGGGAACTATTAGATCCTATATTTGAAGAATTAAGTCCTGCAGCTGTAGAAGAAAATAAACAAAACTTATATAATGCTATTATTAGTGCATCAGAACGATATATTGATGATCCTACAACTAGTTATGAAGTAGGTGATATAGTTCAAGTTTATGATGCTGATGGCTATCCACAGTTCTATAAGTGTATAAAAGATATAGGTGCAGCTACTGTAATAGCTAATAATATTAAAAATATAGCTGAACCATTTAGTATTGCTATTAATTATGTTGAAGAATCAGGAAGGATAGTTAAACAAGATGGTGTATACTATAAAGTTAATAAAGGATATAAAAGAACTGACGGTCAAGGACACGCACCTCCTGATCCATCTAGATGGGATGTATTAGGTTATGATAAAGATCCAGGACCACCTAATCCCGAGTTTTGGGAAGATTATAGTACAGTTGACATAGAAGATGAAAAAAATGAAAAAATAAGAGATAATGCAATACCTGCTTCTTTAGATGCAGTAGGATTATTCGTTGGTGATATAGTAAAAGACCCAGTTACAGGCGAACTATATAAGTTAATAGCAGATCCATTTCAACCTGATGGTTATGGAACTAGGGAATGGTTTTTACAAAAAGAGAAAGAAATGGGTCGTGATATGCTACCCAATGAAACTGTTAAAGATGCAGTAAAAAGATTAGGTATAAGTGGTTATAAAATGACTTCACTACCTACTTTAGATAATACAAAAATACAAGGAGGTAGTGCTAATGACCCTAAAACAGATCTAGTACCAGGTCCAGTTGAATGGGACGCACTAGAAGATATACCAACAGAATTAGAAGCTAGACTTGCATCTATTGAAGCAAGGTCTATGTGGAAAAATACTAAACTTTATAAAAAAGATGATATAGTAATTGATAAAACTGGTTTAAAGTTTAAATGTGTCAAAGATACACCTTTTGCACCGATGGAACCTTATTGGAATCAACCTGAATATTTCGTACAATTAAATGATGATGAATGGGAAGACGCTATACAAGGAGTACGTGATAGTATTGAAGCAGATATGCAAATAATTAGTCAATATAATAGTATAGCATTTAGTAAAGCTGAATCAAATAAACCTCGTAAATGGGGAGAAATAGTATATTATAAAGATAAGTTTTATAAGTTTCAAGCACTATTACAAGATGAAAATCAAAATAGTCCTACAGTACCAAAACAAAAAGTACCAGGTGAACTACCACCTAGTGGTCCTATAGAATGGATTCCTTGTGATGCAACTGGTAATAGACTTATACTAAAAGACACAGACTATCCTGGTGTTGATTTTCTAAGTGATGGTATAACTATGTTAATGTATATAAGAGGAGGACCTATAATACAAATAAAAGATAAATATTATGTATATAATGCTTCTAATAAAGAAATATTTGGATTAGGTGGAAAAGATGATTATTTTACAGAAAGAGAATGGTGGACTTTTCAATCTTGGGGATCTCTCAAATGGAAAATAGGTCCAGAAGATACAATGACTACAGAAGTATATACCGATGGAAAACCAGTAAATAAACATGATGAAGCAGGTGCTATTGTTGGTAAGAATATAGATGTATCATCATTACCTAAACCACAAGCAGATGCTATTACTAATGTAGTTGAAGAAACTCAAGATAAAATAGAATGCCCTACACTTGATGAAGAAGATGAAGATGAAGATACACATCACGAACAAGTTCAAGCTGAAAAAGATCTAGAAGAAGCAATGATACGTTGGCGTGCAACAGGTTCTAAACCAGAAGATAATCCAATGTTATTACAAGGACAACAACCAGATGATGAACCTATTGATGGTGGTGGTATTAATATAGAAGAATTAGATGGTAGTAAATATCATAAAAAATCTAAAGTAAGAAAATCTAGAAAAAATAAAATCTAATAATATATATATATATGGCAACATTCAGAAATAGTCAAATCGAAGATATTCTAAACGACGAAAGAAAACTTAACCGTGTAATATTAGATAGAGTCAGTAAACATGTATCAGCTATTGGTGATGAGAAATCAGAACCTACCATGAGAGATATAAAAATAGAAGCAACATTAGGTACTAGAGTAGATGCAATTAAAGAAGATATAAATAAAGCTATTCAATTAATATCAGGATTTCAATATGGAAAACTTGATGAAAATAAAGTTGATCGCTTATTTAAAAAAGGAATATTAGATAAAAGAGTAATAAGTGATAGAGCAATTAAAAAAGCACTTCAAAAATCAGCAGTTCCGCCTGAATTCAAAGATGATGTAGAAGATGATGACGACGACGAAGAAGATGCAGAAGGAGAAGATGATAATGTTGATTTCTAAAACTAACCCATACTATAATATATAAAATATTGAATAAGATAATAGGGGGTAGGTTAGTATATATTATATATATAACTTTTATATATATAGTATATAATACATATAAAAAAGAAAGTTTAAAATGCGTATATACCCTATAAATATGTACTCTATAATATATGGATTGGTTAGATAACTTAGGTAAAGATATATGTCTAGTAGGCGAACCCAAAAAAATAAAATATCTAAAAAAACAATTAAATCATGTAAAAGAATATAAAGCGAATTATTATATTAAGAACATAGAAGTATACAGAGAACGCAACCGCTTAGCATCACAAAAAAGGACAGAAGAAAGGTTAAATAAACTAACTAATGATGAGATCATACATAAGTTACATGTTGTATTAGATAATTAAAATATATAATATATTATATGGATAGTAATAATATATTAAGTATTGTAGCTATAGTAGTTTCAATTGGTGGGGCTGTTATAACAGCCATAAACCATACACGTATCAGAAGTGCATGTTGTGGGAGATCTATCGATGTAAGTCTCGATATAGAAAAAACAACTCCTCCACCATCTATTAAACTTCCTCAACAACAGGAAGTATTGACTTAATATTATTTAATAACATAGTAGAACAATCATCACACATTATTGTTCTCTTCTGTTTTATCTTCTTTACTTTTGGGGCGGCTTCTTTATCGAGCTTTTTTTTGGTATGCTCTTTGAAAGCATCAGCTACAAGTTTTGATACTACTAAGAACTCGGGGGTATTTGCATCGGTCTGGGCTAACTTCTCTAATAAAAGGGAAACTTTACGACTCATATACAAATACTATA